GTGACATCGGTCACTGGTTCAGAATGACCGTATTTTTTCTTTCTGCGTCTAACAGGGAATCCCAAATAGAGCCGTCACTCTGAGCCAGTCCGCTTTCCTGGCGTGAGAATCCCCCGGAGCTTCAAACCGCCAAATGACCTGCCGCCAGCATGGCCTTACCGCGTCACGCCCAATGATCGGGCAAGCTCCTGGATGCAGCGGTCCACGTAGGCCCTGGTGGCCGCGTCCTGGGCATCCTGTGGGTCTGCCAGATTGCTGATGCTGCGTTCATTCATATCCGTGTCCAGACCGATGCTCAGCTTCCCGGCGTTTTTGGCCCGCATGCCGATGCCCACGGCCTTTGCCTGCCGGTTCATATCCAGCAGGGCGAAGGCCACGCTGACCGGCGCCGTCAGGCTTTCGGACGTGCCAAAGCTGTCGGTGACCCGGATGCAGCAGTCGTAGCCTGTGTCCAGCCCGGCGGGCAGCACCACGCTGCCCCCGGTGACGGTAAAAAGGCCGGTGTAATCGGCCAGCAGGGTTTCGCGGCCTGCCTCGCTGCCATGGATCCGCTGAACCACCCGATATTCCGCCGTGCCGTTCTCCACCGGGGTCACCGAAGCGTCAAAGACGATCCTGCAATACAGTCCGTCCGCCTGGGCCGTTCCCTGCTCATCGCACCGGGCAGCCTGCCGGATCACCGCGCCGGGCGCTTCATAGGGCAGCACCGTGATGGACTGCTCTGCCGTGGTCTGCCTGCCCCGGGTGTCCGTCACCGTCACGGCGATGGGCACCTGACCGCTGTTTTCCAGTCCGAAGGACATGTCCGCCCCCTGTCCCGTCAGCTTGCCGCAGCGAATGTCGATGGACTTCACCCCGGCCCCCAGGGAGCCCTCGGCCTGGGTCTGCACCCGGGCCTGACTCTGATTCTGGATGTAGCCCCCGTGGCGCTGGGCATAGCCCAGCTTGTCGCTGACTGTCACCGCCAATGTGGGGACCAGACTGGCCGGGATGGGACAGCGCACCGTCACAGACCTTTCTCCGATGACCAGATCGCCGCTGGAGGTGGTCACCGTCAGCTCCACGTCAACCGACTCCGCGTCGGGCGCCTGGGCGGCCAGCGCCAGCTCCGGCGTCCAGGTAAATACCGATTCCGCGGAAGCCTGAGCGATGACCCCGGAGGCCGCGCCGCAGCGCCAGCGCAGCGTATCGGCAAAGCCCGTCACCGCCCGGGTAAGCTCCACCTTCATGGCCTGTCCCAGCTCCACCGGCTCCGCCCGGAGCTCCGATACCCGTGGGATCCGCTCCAGCGCCACATACCGGGTGCCGCTCAGGCCGGGTTCCAGCCGGGTCCCGGTGGTGAGGTACACCGTCAGCGACACCGAGACGGAAAGCGAATCCATACTGCCGTCGCTGTTGTGGCCGATCCACACGTCCGCGCCGCGCCAGCCGCTCCAGTTCTTTTCGCCGCCGCCGGAAAAGCTCCCGGACATCATAATGGCGCAGCTCTGGGTATCGCTCAGGATCAGGCTCGCCGCCCGGGAGCCGCCCACCCGGATAGTCCCCGTGATCCAGCAGGCGCTGGGGATCATGCTCCCCACCGCCCGCATTTCCAGCCGGGTCACATGCACTTTCGTCCGGTTGCCGGGGATGTCCTGCTCGGTATCGAAAAACACCTGTGCCGCGAACGAGGAGCCCGTAATTTCACATACGCCCATGTTTACCCTTTCTTTTTCAGGCCCGGATCGCCGGTTTTCCTGAGAATATTGCTGCCGGAAGACTTGATGATGGATGCACCGCCGATGGTGGGCTTTTCCTTCTTCCCCACACTCTGCTGGGCCTGCTTCTTTTTGCCGGAGCCGGAGCTGCCCTGTGCATATACGATGCCGCCGGAACCCGGAAACTGGGGAAGCTGAGGATGCGCATCGTCCCACTGCTGGTCGTAGCGGCGTTTATCCTCGTCAAACTCCTGCTGCCAGTGCAGATCGTCCATGCCGTCCCGGTAAGCGCCGTAGTCGAAATCCCGGCTGTCGGTGTAGGCCTGCCACAGATCGTCCGCCTCCTGCTGCCAGGCGGACAGCGCGTCCTGATAGCGGTCGTAGTCCTGCCGCTCCATGCCGGAGAGCATGCTGTAGCGGTTTTGCAGCTCCTGGCTGCGCTGCCGGTACTGATCCAGTGCCAGGGCATACAGCTCCGGGATCTTCCCGCTGAGCTGTTCCAGCTGCCAGTCATAGGCCTGCTGGCCCACGCTCTGGGCATAGGTGTTGCCGTAGCCCCCGGTCAGCGCCGCGGCCTGACCGATGGTATCCTCCATGGCGCGGCGGCCGTCGCCCATGGCCTGATCCCGGTACTGCCGGTACAGCGCGTCCCCGTCCAGGCTGTAGCGGAAGTCCTCCCGGTTCAGGATGCGCTCCGTCAGCTCCTGGAGCTGGGCCTCCCAGCCAGACCGGTATTCCCCCGGACGGCTCTTTTTCTGCTCCTCCAATGCCGCCTTCGCCCGCTGGGTCTGCTGCGAAGGCGCGTATTCCTTTTTCTCGCTCATTTTTTTATACTCCTTTTTAATGCGTGCCCCAATAGTACTGTCATTCTGAGCCAGTGCGCACACTGGCGTGAGAATCCCCCGGATTTTCCGGGTGCCATATGTAGGGCGTTGTTGGGCCGCAGCGTCGATTTCGGGGATTCTCACACCAGTGACATCGGTCACTGGTTCAGAATGACCGATATTTTTTCTTCAGCGTCTAACGGGGGAACCGCCTCAACAGACCCGTCACCGCAAACTCAGATGTCCGTCTGTGCCCAGCTGCCAGGTGTATTCCCCCATTTGCAGGCGGCGGATGGCGGCGCTCTGGGCGGTGATCTCGTTCACGGTCGCGCCGGTGACGTACAGCCGTCGGTCGCTGACATAGGCCACCTCCACCTCGTTCTGATCGAAAAAGGAAAGCTTTTCCGCCGTCAGCCGGGCGAACTTCCGGAAGCGCACCAGGCCGTCCTGACGCTCCTGCTGGCCGATCTCCACGCCGTACACCGGCTCCCCGGTGTCCCGGTAGGCCAGCAGTCCCGTGCGGATGCTGGCGCTGACCTCCAGCAGCGTTTCACGAAGCTGCTCCACCTCCGTCCCGATCTTCTGGAAATTGGAAAATTCCTGCCGCAGCTCCTGAGAATTTGCTTCGATCCGCTGCTGGGTTCGCTGCTCGAAATCCCCAAACTGGGATTTTGCCACGTACAGGCCGTTGAAGGTCTTTTCCATCCGCTCCTCCAGCACCGTGGTAATTTCGGCGCTGCGCAGGATCAGGGCCTTGAGGTTGGAAAAACTCCTGGCCGCCTCCTGCTTTTCCGCCGCCTGGGAAACCTGAACCTGCACCGCCTCCTGCTGCTGGGCCACGCCGTCAAAGGCAAACTGGAGCTGCTCGGCCAGAATGTACAGATAGCTCTGAATTTTCCGAAGCTGCTCCGCCTCGGTGCCCCCGGTCAGCTCCGGGGGCCGGATCTCCACCGCCGTCAATGCACATCACTCCCCAGCTCGATGGTCTTGGTCAGGTCATACAGCCGCATGTCCCCGGTGCCCTCCAGCCGCAGGCGCAGCCGGTCGCACCGCCGCACCCCCACGGGCAGGGTCACCGAACCCATCCCCCTGCCCCGCAGGCTCGTAATGAGATGCCAGTTTTCGTCCTCGTCGTAGCGCACCAGCAGCCGCATCTGCGCGTCCCTGGCAAGCCACAGCCGCAATGTCAGCCGGGACAGGTATTTGCTGTCCGGGTTTCCGGTCTCCAGATCTCCGGTCTCGGCCATCCAGTGAAAATCCGGTTCCGGCAGTCCGGAGCCCAGCATGGCCCAGATTTTCCCCTGAGCGTCCAGGAAGTACATCTCATCCCGGCAGGAGCAGAAGGAGCGCACCTGGGTGCCGTCCTCCCGGTGCCACAGGCCGCGCACCGTGTCGTATACAAACAGGTGCCAATTCCCGGCCTCATCTGCCATGCTGACGCAGTATTTTCCTCCGTGGGCACCCGCCACGGCCTGGGAATATACCTGCTGGCCCAGCTGCTGGGAGACCTCCACCGGCAGCGACCCATCGTAGGCGCAGACCCCGAAGGGGGATTTGTAATACAGCACCTGCCCCACAATGGCCAAACTCTCCGAGCTGCCGCGCTGCACGCCCCGGCAGGGGGTGGTTTGCAGGCGGAAATTGGCAGGGTAATTGCCATAGACCTTGTGCAGGCAGTTTTCCCGGAAGAACACCGGGTAGCCCATGTGGGCGATGGCCCCGGTGAAGGGGCCGTCCGCGCCCAGATTCACGGCATAGCTGTCCGTGCTCACCCCCTGAAAGCAGCTCCAGTTCCGGAAATCTCCCAGCTTGCTGGCGTAGATTTCGTTGACCACCTCTCCGGCGGCGTTCACGCCGTAGCGGCAGCCCCAAAGCCGGTTGCCGCACTCGATCACAAAGTCCATCAGCGGAAGACTCCGGCGGACGGTGACGCCGGTCACCTCCGTCTGCTCGTCCAGCGCCCCGGACACCACCAGGTAATCCGTGTCCCGGGCGCTCACCACCGGGTTCCCCGACACCGATTCCGGCACGCCGGTGATGCTGACCCCGTCCCCCACCCGGAAGGCCGCGCCGATGCCGGGGCAGGAGAGCCGGACAAAGGTCTTCTCCACCGACACCCACATCCCCGCACCCGCCGACCATTGCAGCAGCACCCCGGGCTGGGTGGAGTTGTCCAGCCACAGCGCCATATTTTCCGGCTCCTTTGGCTCCTCGGGCTGGATGTAGGTGGGAATCAGCGCCGTACCGTCCGCCGAAACCGGCGTCAGCGTCACCGGGCCGGAGGCGATAAATTCCGCCTCCAGATTCCCAAAATCCGTCAGATCGATGGTATTGATGTACTTTTTGTCCGGGAAAATGATGACATACGCCCCCATGGACACCAGTCTCTTGGGGCAGTCCTCCGCCCGCCCCGACAGGCCCAGCTCCACGGGGTACCCGTTCACCACGAACCGGGAGCCGTCCACGTAGCACAGCGCGTCCTTGGCGATCAGTCCCTGGACGTTTTCCGGCTCGGCGCAGAGGCCCCGCCTTTTTCTGGGCCGCAGCAGGGGGTAGCCGTCGGAGCACAGATTCTCCATGGCGGCAAACTCCCCCTCGCCGATGCGCGCATTGGCGTTGAAGCCCCGGAACACCGACAGCATCTGGCGGCTGGTCTGCTCCTCACTCAGAACTGGAAACTGCATGGGCCATCCCTCCTTAAAAGAATTTCCGTCTGCCCACGGCTCCGGCGCGGCGGCGCAGGGCGTTGGCATATTCCTGCCACAGGCCGGAGAAGATGGCCATGGCGTTGTTGTAGCGCAGGTATTCCTGATTGGTGTAGTCGATCTGGGCCTCCAGCCAGCGCAGGTAGAGCTGGTCGTAGGGCGCGGGGATAGAAAGCTCGGTTTCCGGCTCCAGCTCTTGGGTCTGGGAATCCAGGCTGCACCGCTGCCGCAGCTCCTGAGCCATTTTCTCCACTTGGGTCAGCCAGACAAGCTTATCCTCCAGCGCGTACACATTGTGCTTTTTTTCATCGACCCACCGGATCGCGTCCCGGGCCGTCATGATCAGGCCTTCTTTTCCAGCTCTTCCAGAGGCCGGGCCGCGCTGTTCTCAAATTCCAGTGCCTGGGAGAGCATCTTCTCCTGCCGCTCCAGCACCTTGGCCACATACCAGGGCAGCTCCACCTCCTCGCCGCGCCGGATCAGCCAGCTTTTGCCGTTGACGCCCACGAAGACGTCCTCCTTCTCGCTCCTCGTCAGAGGAAGCTTGATTTTTACCGTTTTTTCCATACGTATTTCTCCTTTTCGTGTTATCAGTTATCAATAGAACAGTCATTCTGAGCCAGCGCGCACGCTGGCGGGAAAGCCCCGTTAGAACTGTCATTCTGAGCCAGTCCGCAGACTGGCGTGAGAATCCCCCGGTCGTTCAGAGCGCCAAAAGCTTCCACCTTATGAGCGTGACCGAATAAACGGGAAATCTTCGTTTCTTTCGTAGGGCGCGGCTTCCCAGACGCGCCGCCATGCAAATCCTCAAAATTGTACAATGTCGGGGGAATCCGTACAAGTTATCAGGTTTAACCGTAGGGAGCTGGCTGTCTCCTTCCGGCGGTAAAATGTTGCAATTTTACACCTTTTTCGGCGAATTCGTAGAAAATAACGTATTGGCATAGGATTTTTGGCTATTTGTAAGTGCCTGCTGCCGGAAGGAGCAGAGCCCCTTCCCTACAGTCACGCTGGCAGATTATACGGACTGCCCACACTGTACATCATCGAAAGCCTGTACCGCCCAGCACGGGCGGGATGCCGCGCCCTACGAAAGGATTTCGGATTTTACGTTTTTAGTTGGCCTTCGCGTCGGGGGAGAAGGCGGAGCAGCACTCCACCCGGATCATGTACGCCTGCTGGAGAATCTCGGCAGTCTGCATAGCCTTCCAGCCCACGGTGCTGCGCTGATTCAGAGGGTCGGCGGTACCGGCGGAGCCAAGCTGCTTGATGATGGTCTGAAGTCCGCCGCCGGTGACCTCGGTCACGCCGTAAGCGCCGTTGGCGATGAACAGGCACCCAAATACGGCCAGACCCGTGGGGCAGTCGTTCTCCGCGCCGGTGTATACCGCCGCCTCGGAGGTCTCCACAAAGCGCACCCCGGCGATGCGGCCGATCTCGCCCTCAAACTGGTTTTCGGGCTTGCAGTACTTGTGCATCTCCTCCCAGCGGGGATCGCTCATGATGTCGTAGGCAACGTACGGATGCAGGATGCACACATAGTCGCCGCCGAACTTGGGGGCGTTCACCGCCTTGAGCATGGCAGCCACCTTCTTGACCACATCCACAGTCAGGGTGCAGGTACCGTCCAGCTGGGAGCGGTCGGTGACGGGGGTCTTCTTGCCGTCCGCGCCGGTCTTGGGGCAGTAGAACACATTGGTGCCCGCCTGGAGCACGTTTCTCGTGATGGTGTCCAGGGTCAGACCGGCCTGGTGGCCCACGGCGCGGGTGGCCTCCAGGACGTTGTTGTCGATAGCGGTCAGATCCAGCACATCGGACAGGCACACGTAGTCGCCGTACTGGCGCACCTCGGCCTCCACGCTGGTGGCCGCCATTTTCCGGCCGTCGGGGGTCACGCCCTCGGTCAGGGGCTGGGTGGCCTTGGGCAGCGCCGCGTACTTGCGGAACTCGATCCGCTTGCCGCCGTTCTTGGGAATGGGACGTTTCTGACCGAACTGGTTGTGGATCAGGTTGGGGGATGCCTCCTGAATCAGGGCACGGTCATAGAAGGTCTTGTTTTCCACGGACAGTCCCGCGTCCGTGGTCACATTGACGTTCTGGGCAAAAAGCTGCATTTTCATTTCCATAAAATTTCTCCTTTTTGATTGTTTTTTGATTTGTCATTCTGGGCCAGCGCACGCTGGCGGGAAATCCCCGTTAGAGTGGTCATTCTGAGCCAGTGCTCACACTGGCGTGAGAATCCCCCGGATTTTCCGGCCAGCCATTGTAGAGCTTATTCACAAGCAGTAGCGCCGATTTTGGGGATTCTCACACCAGTGACATCGGTCACTGGTTCAGAATGACCGATATTTTTTCTTTAGCATCTACCCAAGGAACCTCCCCAATAGAGCTGTCATTCTGAGCCAGCGCGCCAGTCTCTTACTTAACCAAAGCTCACCCGTTCCCCCCTTTCCACCATGCGGCACACCCTGTCGTAATCCTGCCGGGACATCCGGGAAACCTGACCGCCCATGCGCACCGCGCCGCCTCCCGTGAGGCCGTTTTCCGCCGGACGGCTGCTCAAGCTTCCCATGGAGCTGGAGAGCTGCTCCGCCATGCGCCGGGCGGCAAACTGCATGGCCGCAGGGATAATCTGGGCGGCGTGAATGGCCTGATAGGCGCTGCGCATATCCACCCCGCACCGGAGCATCCGGGAAAACCGCGGATCGCGCAGCTCGCTTCCCAAATCCAGGTCCGGATAGAGCTGCTTCAGCTCCTGGGCCTGATGCTCCAGCTCCCGGTAGATCCGCTCCACCCCCTGCCAGTGCCGCCGCACCAGCGTCTCGTCAGGCCGGGAAGGCTCCGGCTCGGGCTGCTGCTCCAGCAGCCCTTGTTCCTCCGGCTCCTGGGCTTCCCCGGAAACCTGCCGGGCTTCGCTGGGAAGCTCCTGAGCCTCCCGGGAATCCTCCCCGGCCTCCCCGGAAGCCTCCGGAGTCCCATCGGAACTCCCTCCCGCCTCCCCGGCTCCCTCCCCAAACAGTTGGAGCCAATCAAATTTGTTTTTCATATTCTTCTCCTTTCTTTTTTCCAATAGAACGGTCATTCTGAGCCAGTGCGCACACTGGCGTGAGAATCCCCCATGGTTTCAAACCGCCAAATTACCATCTTTCAGTGAAGTACGCACCAATTCAAAACCACAAATTGAGTTTCCTCTCGTAGGGCGCGGCATCCTTGACGCGCCGTAACAGGCCGAAATAACTTGATAGGTGGCAGCAAAACGTACACTCCATCAGGTTTCACCGTAGGGAAGGGGCTTGCTCCTTCCGGCGGTAATATGTTGAAAATTCATTCCGTTTTTCGGCGAATACGAAAGATGTTACGTGTTCGCATTGAATTTTTGAAAGATTTCGGTGCCTGC